CTGCGAATAGCATAGAAAATCCACAGGAGAGGCTTTTAAAAGAGAGGATTGCAGGGGAAAAGCAAGCTTTTGAGCTTGAGAAGCTTGTAATTTCAGCCAATGGCCGTAAACTTGATCTTACGCAAGAAACTGCTATAGCTGCAGAAAGAATTGCCAAAGCTTCTGAAGACGAGCTTTTCAACCTACGCGATCAGCTTGGGCTGGTCGGCAAGCAGGAAAGGATAGATAGATTTAGGCAGTCAAGGATAGACGCAGGAGATCCAAATGCTGAACAGCAGACTGACTTATTCCGCCAAACAATAGATCCCACGTTGACGGAAGGTTTAGGCCAAAACATTCGCAGTTTGAAAAAAGAGCTGGAAGATCTAGTAAATCCAATCAATCAAATCACTGGCGCAGCAAACGCTATTGGCGGGGCATTTTCGCAGTCGTTTACGGATGCAATCAGTGGATCAAAAAGCGCAAAAGAAGCATTGGCTGATTTCTTCAAGAGTGTTGGCAGTTATTTCTTGGATATGGCTGGTCAGATTATTGCAAAGATGGTGACAATGGCGATTCTGAATGCTGTTGTCGGGTTGCTGCCTGGTGGCCCCCCTGGTGGCATCGGGTTTAATCCCAGCGCACCAAGCATTACAGGCAACTCCCTCGGAGACTTTGGCGGCGGAAGTTTCGGTGGTTTCATGGCAAACGGCGGCCCAGTAAGTGCAAACACGCCCTACATCGTGGGAGAGCGCGGCCCAGAGTTGATGATTCCATCCAGCAGCGGCATGGTGCTGTCTAACAGCGAAACCCGTCAGCAGCTAACGCAACAAGGTTCTGCAATGCGTAGCACCGAGGCTACCCGTCAGCAGCTGAACACGCAGCGAAACACAATGATCACCAACAGCACCCGCGAAACAGAACGCATGACCGAAATGATGCTGTCAAATCCAGATCCAATTGATGTGAGGTATGAATCAACGGTAATCAATAATGTTGAATACGTTACGGCAGAACAGCATCGTCAGGGCATGGCGCAGGCTGCTGAACGCGGCAGATCACTAACACTCTCCGCTTTGCAAGGTAGTGTTAAAACAAGAAAGAAAGTAGGACTTAGCTAATGAGCGCATTTGCCTTCGTCAACTATGCACGGTTTATGCAGGACTCGTCCACACCAACCGTTTACGCCTATCAAAATTTTTCAGTCAATTTAACAAGAACGTACAGCGGAGTCACATATAGCTTTCTGCCCTTTGCTGTTTCAACTGGCGCAGGTAGTAAAGGTGGCGACCGCTCCGAAGCAGTGTTAGGCGCTGCGACTAACGAGATCAGCGTGAACATTTTTGCCGAGGCCGTTCAAAGCCGCTGGCTGTTGGATTTAAAAACTGTCAGCCTCGATGTGACGAACTTTAGTGATGTTGCACTGATTCGATCTGAGTTATGGCGTGTCGCTAGTTACGACATGGATACAGAGAAGGTGCTGTTGAAACTAACTTCACCGCTGGATGCTGTTGCGTCAGACGTTCCAAGGCGTGTCTTGAATACAAAAATCGTTGGGGCGTTACCAACGTCTGGTTCATTGGTGGTTAGCTGATGATTGACTGGAAGCCTTGGATTGGTTTGCCTCATGTCTTTGGTGAGCATCCAAAGAATGGTCGGGGTGCTGATTGCGTAGTAATGGTCTGGGCGATATTAGATTCTGTTGGTGTTTACCACCCGCCATTTGATTACAAATGGATGGAATTAGCAGCTGCTGGTGGATGGGAAGAATTGCAGGCGCTATGGGACGAAGCAACGGAGGTATTGCCAGAAATAGAAGAACATGCAGTTTGCATGTTTGAAAATGGTGCAAGCGGTCTTGGCGTCGGTATCGTAGTAGAGAACGGGGTTTTAGTTGTCCATCACAAGCGTGGCGTGTGCTGGTTACCACCGCGAGCCATGCGAGAATCCCAGTATCGTCGATTTGTGTAATGAGCAGCTTACTTCCATCCGATAAGTATCTTGCCTCAATGCTGGGGTTGACGGATGAGGAGTATTCTTGGTTTAAGGCTGAGGTACGAAAGCGCAGTGCAGAAGCTCCTGAGCCTGCCGTAGTTGCGGGGCTTGAAACTGCTGCAATTATTGCAATCGCCAATTTAGTGATTGGCGTTGGCCTCACTGTTGTTTCGACGCTGCTAAGACCAAAGCCATCATTTGATCAAAACGAACCAGGCAGACCGCCCGAATTAAGGGCGACAAGTAGCGGCGGCCAAACAACAACACAAAACCAACGCTTTGCACCAAGATACGGCTTCAATTCAACGCAAGAGATCTCAACTTTAGGATCAGTTATACCGCTTGTTTATACAAATAAAGAAACGATTGCATCTATTGTGTATGGTGGCGTTCGAGTTAATACGCAGCTGCTCTGGTCGCAGATCTATAGCCTTGGCGGATCGCAGATGCTCAGGGCAATCTTTCTGGTTGGTGAGGGGCCAATAGCCGCTATTGAGCCTAGTAATTTTGCGTCTGGTGGCAATACTTTAACTAGCTACGACTTCGGCAATACAACTGCCAACCAAATTGGTTCGAGGATGGCAGTATACGCAAGATATGCAAGTGGTCTTACAACACGTATTGCACCAGGAGATCACGTTTACGGGCGTAGTGCAAGCGAAGACGTAGGAAATAGCAGCAACTTAGCCGGTTCAGAAGTGTTTGGTGTTCGTGTCGGAAATAATGTAACTCAGGATTTTTGCGCGAGTCATAAGCCAGCTAACCAAACAACGTTTGGTGTGTACGCATTTTGTGGCAATGATTTTGGGATGCGTCCTAACCCGACGTTTGAACCGCAGGTACGGGCACAGCTGCTACCTGAAGGCGACGAGGGAAAGACTGAAGTTAAATGCGTATTAGACGAGGCAAAATATGCAAGCCGCAAAAAGGCTCAAGCATTTTATGGATCGCGCAGCGGGATCACGTCTTCAGGGCTGGGAGCTATCGGTGGAACGACCACTTATAAGCTTTTTTCTTCAAGTGACAAGGACACTACTTTTGGTCGTGACATTGAAGATCTTACAAATACAGGTTCATGGGTAATTGAAAAAGAGCTAATTACCCCAGAAACTCCAGCGGGTTATGTAAAGCAATTCGACACAGGATCGGGCTCCAACAAAAAAGCTGTTTCTCGTTTCAAAAGCAGCAACATTGAAAATTTAGCTCAAAGCCTTCTTAACAGGCTGACCGTAAGTATCACTACAGTAGTTGTAGGCAATAGCGTCAACGTTACGTGGGGAGGAACTACCGTAATTGACAGCACAAACGTAGCGGGATCAAATAAGGCATATATTGCCGTGAATATTTCTTTTAACAGCAGCGGTCTTGATAGCGTCAGCAACAACAACGCAGTTGACACAGAGCTTGAATTACTCAAGGCAAGTAAGTTTAAGCTTAGATTTAAAAATGATCTTACCGCTGACGATCCCGAAGATGATATAAAAGTAGTTCAGTTTCACAAAATCCTTGTAGAAGACGACACCCAGCAAGAAATTGGGCTTACAGCTCCTTCGTATTCAGGGCCTTCTCTTTTTACAAGCACGGCAGATATTGACGGGACAACTGTGCTAACCAGTGCGTCGATGAGCAGCGGCTCTGTTACGTTTTCAGAACTTGACGTTACGACAACTCAACAATACCCAACGTTTAGATTTGATCGTAGTACTACGAGTTGGCAGGGTCCAGGGACGACTAGCAACTCATTCACTTTTGTAAGTTGGTTTTCTATTAAAGACGCATACTCCGAGAATTGCAAGGACATTGCATCTGTCGTCGCAGGCCGTCAACAAAGCTGGGATGATTCTATTGTTGTAGGAGAGTTGTATAAAATTGGTACTGGATTGGCAATTTGTACGAACAGAACCAATGGACCATTTAAGTCTGAAGTTGACGGATCGACACTAACTGTTGAGGCAACATTCAAAACAGTTCGTACCGGAGTCGTTACCACAAATAGTCAATCACAAATAGAAAAAGACGGCGACACATGGCTTAACCAGTCGCTTGCTGGTAGTAGTCCTGAGCCTCGTAATGTCGCAACAACTGATGGCCATATTATGCGTTGTGCTATTGCAAGCGTATCAACAACAAGGCCGTGTAAAACAGTTGAGTTTGGCATCAGATCTACCTTAGGCACACGCATTAACGGGCTAACTAATTTTGACACTACCAAAGGTTACAATGAGTGCGATAACCGTGCGTGTTTGGATTACAAAGGAAATATTTTAAACGAAGGCACGGCTTTATACACTGACATACATTCTTCAAACCTTGTCTCAACGACTGTTGAACGGTATAGCTTTTTCTATATCAGTTATCGAGCCGCTGCAACTTCTGGAGCATTCACACGACTAAGTAATGCATACGGGATCCGGGGCGCAACGTCACAGCAAATATTCAATTACATTCAGCTTGAAATGCCCAGTGTAAAGCAATGGGAGTATCAGATCGAGCCGCTTACGGGATACGAAGTTCGCAATCATGTGACAGGCAGTTTATACGTCTTAGACGCAAGTTACATATTTGGAACTACCCAACTGGTTTCGGAAACAGGTGGCATTAGCGTGCTATTCACAGGCGTACAAGTCACAAAGAGCGCAGATACGTTTGCAATCAGTATTGGCCGCAGACCATCCGCTGAAGGGCAATTAAACTACCCACAAACAGATGCAGATTTCAGCAACGGCGATACTTCGTTAATAGACACTTGGGGTAAATTGGCTGAAAGTTTTGTGTATGAAGAAATTTCATCTTCTGCCGAGAAAGGGCCAGAACATGAAATTGTTTACATTAATGAGATAGTACCAAACTCTACTCAAGCAAATTACGACAACCTCGCATTAGTAGGCGTCAACATAAATTCGTCAGTGGAATGGCAACAATTCAGCCAATTTAGTTGTTATGTGACTGGCGGTAAAACCTGCCGTCAACTGCGGAGCAGCTTGGCCGTAGGTGCAACGCATTTACTCCCAGACATTGTGTTGGACTTAATGACCAACAGCACCTACGGGAGAGGCGATTTAATTACTGACGACATGGTGAACTTCACTGAGTTCACAGCTGCAGCCACTTGGTGCTATGAACGCAAATATTTCTTTGATGGCGTAATAGCTGATAAAATCAACATCCGTCAATGGTGCGCTGATGTTGCTGCAACGCATCTATTGATATTTGGCGAGTCTGACGGCAAATTCTTCTTGCGTCCAGCTCTGCAGTTTGATGCTGTGGCAATCACGGGCCTTTTTACTGCAGGCAATATCGTCGAAAATAGCTTCAAGCTTCAATATTTTGATCCTGAGGAACGTGACCCGATCCAGGTTTCGGTTCGTTATCGCGAAGAGCGGGCAAGCACAAATCTGGACAACCCTGGCATGTTCCCAACCGTTCGCGAAGTGTTGGTGCGTGAATCATCCGCCAGCTCCAGTGTCGCGCTAGAAACCATCGATATGTCTGACTACTGCACGAATCGCGACCATGCGATCGATGCGGCCAAGTTCATTATCCGTATGCGGCGCATCCCAACTCATACTGTTTCGTTTACCACGACTCATGAAGGCGTTTTGATGGCAATGGCGCCGGGCGATTACATCAAAGTGGGCATGGACGCTACTGAGTACGATGAGTTCAATAATGGCGTTGTAACGCCTGAGGGTGCATTAGTCAGTACAAAATCATTAACTGATGGTTCTTATACCGTAATTGCTTGGAACGGTGACGCCGATACAGCACCAGCTGACACCACGCTGGTTGTTAGCAACAGCGGCACAACAGCAACGCCTGTAGGAGTTGTGTTTACGGTTAAGCTTCCCAGCACACAAGTTCGCACTTATCAGATTGAGCGCATAACTCCAACTGAAGAAGGCACGTTTACAATTGAAGCAGTACACATGCCAACTAACAGCTCAGACATTCTGGAGCTAGCAGATGGTTTCGATACCGCTGGTAACTGGAGCATTCAAGACTGATGGCGACAACATTTCCCAGCATTGCACCAACAAGACGCAGCTTTGTTGCGCCAACATGGCCGACCAAGACACAGATGTCACAATCTGGTGTAATCACTCGTAGGTTGTGGGGCAGCAGGCCCAGCCAGGCAAAACTCAACCTGACATTTGGGAACGTCAACGACACCAACACAGCGGCAATCCTTAGCGCATACAACGCAGCAAAAGGTTCAGTCGATAGCCTGACATTACCGGCGCAGATATTTGCTGGAGCAGATGCAACATTGCAAAGCTGGCTGAATGCCTCGGCTACAGGGGCCGGTTTGCTGTGGTCTTTTAGCGAAGGCACCTCGCCACAAGTTGAAAGCGTTGCTCCTGGTCGTTCCAATGTGGCTGTTGAATTGACAGCAGAGCTTAGAATGAGCTAAAAGGAGTACAAAATGGCAGTCACCAGCACAACAGGCAACTTTGCGATCACCGGGCTCGACTCGACGGTTGTGGTTCGTGACGCAAGCATTGATATTTCACGCGACACACTGGAGACCACAAACTTAGGTGAATCAAGCAGAGCGTATGTGACGGGGTTGCGTGGCGCGTCAGGTAGTGCAACTTTGCTTTATGAAAACAGTCTGCTTGATGATGTCTACGCCAAAATCAATACCGATTCGCAAAGTAGTATTACCGCAACACTGACGCTGACCACAGGCAAGACGATTTCAGGCAGTGTGTTGATTACCAGTGTTGGTTCAACCGTGACTGTAGGTGACGTTACAAGCACAAATGTTGCATTTACGTTTACTGGTGGCCTGACCATCTCCTCGACGTAATGGCAGTCCTCGGCACATTCGGCAAGATCGTCCTCAACCGCTCGGCGCCAACGCCTGTTGCTGTTGATGTCACTGCGCTGAACCAAGACAAGGATATTATCTCGCTGACGGCGCAGGGCTTTCGCAGTGGCGATCTGGTCGAGGTCGCCAGTATTGATAACTGGCCGAACGCGGATCTTGCGGATGCACCGCTGATTCCGACCTACGCCAACATTTACGACTACCAGGACTATCCCGAACTCGTCGGCTACAGCACGGCATATCCTGCTGCACTGTTGCGTCCGTATCGATGGCTGGCAACTGAAAGCAACGACGCGCTGACAACCGAGAGCGGCGACATCATCGCAGTGCAGTCAGACGCGGACACTACGCCGTACCGCAACCGCTTGTACGTTCACGTTGACCCGCTTAATCGGCTGTCGTTCTACCGCACTCGTTCGGCGGCGCTGGCTGGTGCGAACGACTCAACACGCGAGAACATCAGCCAAGCCGCTTTTACGCTAGACCCGACCGCTCCAATTGAATTGCGATTGGTCAATGAGTGGAAGCTAGAGACATGTTTGCAGGGGTGGGAATTGAGCTTAAACTCAAACGAAATCGATACCACTGGTCTTGGCGACAAGTTTTTTGATGGCGTCAAATCACTAATACAAGGCGGTGGTTCGTTTGATTTCTTAATTGAGCGCGAAGCAAACGACACTCGTAATACGGCAATTATTAGCCAAAGTCGCTACGCAAATGCGCGTTGTTTTGTTGACGTAGATCAAAACATAACTTACGCCGATGCTGATATCGTCGGCACTGCTGGCAGCATTGCGGATTATGGCCCGAATTACAACGACTCAAGCTTAAATCCAGGCGTAGCCGCCTATGACAATGCGAATATCACGCCACGCAGTGAAATCATTGTCTGGTCAGCTCAAGCCATTGCAACTGTTGGCACCAGCAATTTGCTGCGTTTACTTTTGAATACCAATGAGCAGTCTGAAGCTGAGGCCCAATTCTGGATGATTGACAGCGACGCATTAAATCGCGATAGCTACAGCACGGGCTTAGAATCCGGTGATCTGTACTACAAAGCGCAGATCATGCTGACGAGCAGTGCTGTCAGCGTTCGAGCGGCAGACGTTATCACTGGCTCAGCTAGCTTCGTGACCGTCAGGGAAGTAGAATTGAGAGAAGGCTAGACTGCACTCACAGCGCCGCAGCATTATGACGCTCAAGATTACGCATAAACACAGCACCGCCACTGGCACGCCACCTGCAGCGGGTGACATTGATGTGGGTGAGATAGCAATTAACGCGGCGGATGCTGAGCTGTATACAAAGGACACCGCAGGCAATATCCGCAAGTTTCAGAACACCACTACCGGCACCGCCGATGGTGTGCAGTTTACGCAGAGCGGCACTGGCGCTGTGCGGCGCACCGTTAAGTCAAAGCTGCAAGATGTGGTGAGTGTTAAAGATTTTGGTGCGACTGGAGATGGCCTAACAAATGATTTCTCTGCGTTTACAGCAGCCATTGCCGCTTCAAGTGTCATATATGTTCCGGCTGGCACGTATTTAATAAATGGAACCGTCACGGCAACTTCTGATAAAACGCTCATTTTGCAAGGCACACTTGACTGCACGGGCGTCAGCACTGCTGTATTACTAAGTGGCCCAATCGATGTTCAAGGTGGCGGATTTATTGTTGATTACGAGGCAAACCCCGCCGCGCAAAAGCTAAAAATCAGAAATTCAGACACAACAAGTTTTAATCAATACATTAACTCGTTGAATCCTTTATGGTTTAATGGGTCAGACATAGGCGAAAAAATAAACAAGGCTTTTCAATGCGGAGGCAACAAAACGACTGTTTCTGTGCCCTGCGGCACCTACGATCTCACTACAACCATAAATCTAAACGAGACCGTCAACGGACAACAGTTGACATTGCGTGGACAAAGCACAATGTCGCCTACTTTTGAGATGGGCGCAAACTCGGCCTTGGTTGGAATCTCAACAGCTGGTTCCGATGAGGGCTACGTGGAAAATGTTCGTGTTCTAGAGACAACAGGATCACGGACAGGAGTTGGAATTACGCTTGGCGGTACCAGTCTAACAGTAACCAACTGCTGGTTTAGCAATACAAAGTATGGCATGTTGTTAAATGGTGGGCAAGGCATTCATGCAAGTAATATTTACGTTGAAGCCTGTGATTATGGCTTGCTTTGCGGCGCTCGATTTGCTGACTACTCGATTTCCGGCATGACTGCAGGCACAACAGTTCTGAATAGTCGCTTTCACGAGTGCTATTTATATAATTGTGGAAGCGGTAATAACTTAAAAAAATCTGGACTGCGTGTATCAAATTACAGCGCACTTGCTGTAAGCGGTGTCACTGGCGCGATTGCAGAGGGCGATACCTTGACAACTGCCGGCGGCGCCACTGTTCCGGTCGTAAGCATTAACAGTGACAAAACCAGCATTTGCGTAGAGATTGACGAAATCAGCGGATCGTTTTCTTCGTCAGAAACGTTCACGACTAGCAGCGGCGGGGCGGGAACAATCGCTAGTGCGCAATCAAATCAAACTAAAGCGCTAGATTTTTCACAACTTGCTGTAGTCAGCAACGACAGAAACGGGGCGTATATTACAAACGGGCTTGGATTAACAATCCAAGGACAGTTTAGAAGTAATGGGACAAACGCTGCGACAACATCAGCAGGCATTTATTCACCAAGCGACTCTTTTTCTACAGTAACTATTTGCAATACTCTGTTTGCAGATCAGGAAGTTAGTGGATCGTCCGGCGGGAATGGTGCTGATATTAGAGGAGGCAGCTTTTCCTTCTTAGGTTGTAATTTTGCTAATCAGCAAGGAGCAAATCAAACTATAGGCATAAGACGCTCCTCTGGAACTGTGAGTGCTACAGGGTGCATTTTTAGCGGAATTACTACAGCAACTACCGGCACAATCACAAAGGTTAACTGTTTTGGAAGTAATGTCGCTAACTCTGACCCTGTTGGCCCCGTTGGCAATTCTCTTGTTTTTGATGTTGGTCCTATCAATGCATCTACTGTCACTGTGGTCACCAATCAACCATTAACTAATGGGCAGAATGAATCCTGGCGATGCTATGGTCACAACGCAAATGATACACTTGCCAGCTTCTATGTAATAAATGTAACAAACGAAGACGGAACAATAGATTCTTTGTCTTTGAATAATGGCACCGGCATCGCTTTTGCAGTTGTAGACAATGGAGATAACACCTACAATATCACCGCAACAAATCCTAACGCAAACAATAGATATGCCAAAGGTTACCTGTCCTCTTATGCGTCTTAAGCCCGGAACGGCTCAAAACTATTTTGTTCCTTTGCCCTTTTCCCATCATGCCTTTTTCTGAGTCCTCAACAGAAAAAATTGAAGTATTAGGCGACGGTGTGATTAACTGCCAATGCAATATTTTAATTTACAAAAATGACGCGGTTTTTGCCGCCAGCAATGTTAAGTCATGCTATTTTCCCGGACAAGATTTAAGCGATGCACCTCAAATGGTCCAAAAAGCTGCCTCTGCTTTCTGGACGCCTGAAATCATCGCCGACTATAAAACTAAAGTTGTTTCGGTTGCTTCGTAATGGCCAACATCAAGATCTCCGAGCTAACTGCTCTCACCCCGCCTGATGCCGCCGACCTCGTGCCGGTGACAGACAGCAGCGCCAGTCAAACCAAGCGCACCACTGTCGGCGAAATTGTCGGCATCGTGAACGGCGATGTTGATGTTGCCAATGACGGCACTGCGACGATCAGCGAGCTGCCGGTCTACAAACTGCAGGATGGCAGCGCTCGCCAGCTGCTGCAGACCGATGCCGCTGGCACTGGCGTTGAGTGGACCAGCAATGTTGATGTGCCTGGCACGCTGGATGTAACTGGTGCAGCAACGCTTGATAGCACGCTGGATGTAACTGGTGTCACCACACTTAACGCTGCACTTAATGTCTCCGGTCTTGCAAGCCTTGACGGCGGCATTGATGTTGATGGTGCGTTTACTGTTGCCGACACCAGCGGCAACATTGCTACCTCCGGCACGCTCGGAGTTGACGGTCAATCCACGCTGGCTAGTGCTGCAGTCAGTGACTTGATCAGCGGGCGTGTGGTACTGGCGGGCACTAGCGGTGAGCTAGAGGACAATGCTGGGCTGACCTTTAACGGCACGCAGCTTGATGTTGGTGGTGATGTCGTCATTGCTGGCGATCTAACTGTTGAAGGTGCATCGACGATTCTTGAAACCGAGACCGTCAAGGTTGAAGACAAAAATATCGAGCTTGGCGTCGTTGCATCACCAACCGATGGCACAGCAGACGGCGGCGGCATCACGCTAAAGGGCGCTACCGACAAAACCCTTAACTGGCTTGATGCAACGGATAGCTGGACCAGCAGCGAAAACTTCGATCTAGCTAGCGGCAAAAGCTACCGCATCAATAACACTGAAGTTCTGAACAGCACCACGCTGGGTAGTGGTGTTACTGGATCTAGCCTCACCAGCGTCGGCACGATCAGCAGCGGCACCTGGCAAGGCACTGCAATTGATGATGCTTACCTCGACACAATCAGCACTGCAGGTAAAGTCAGCAACAGTGCCACTACAGCCACCAGCGCTAACACCGCAAGTGCAATCGTTGCGCGGGATGGAACAGGAAACTTCTCGGCTGGCACGATTACAGCCGCACTAACCGGCAATGCCGATACAGCTACGGCACTTAGCAGCAACAGAACATTTGCCGTTACCGGCGACGTTACAGGTACTGTCAGCAGTGACCTAACCAGCGGCGCAAGTATCGCTACATCGATCGCATCAGGTGTGATTGTTGATGGTGATGTCAACGCCTCGGCTGCGATTGCTGGCACAAAGATCAGCCCAGACTTTGGTAGCCAAGCTGTTACTACCACCGGGTTGATTTCTGCCGATGGAAAAGTCAGCTTCCCGCTTAGTACGGCTGCCCTGCCATCGCTATATCCAGGGTCTGATACCAACACTGGCATCTATTCACCTGGAGCGGACACAATAGCCATCAGCACTGCTGGTAGCGAGCGCCTACGAATCGACAGCTCGGGCAACGTGGGGATTGGGACTACGAGCCCCGCTCAAAACATCCACGTAACTGGCAACCAGACGCGGATATTTATCGACAGCACTAACTCAAGCAGCAACACAGGGGTTAGTTTTGGTGACAACGGTACAACTGTTGGAGGTGTGCTTTACAGCAACAGCGACGACGCATTGCTGTTTCAAACCAATGGAACCACAGAGCGCGTTCGCATCGACAGCTCGGGCAGGCTCTTAATTGGTACGTCTAGTGCGCAAACGATTGGCAATAGCCAAGCACAGCTAGAAATTTCGACAGATTCTGCATCTGGCTACGCCCTGTCCTTGAGCCGCTCTGTCACTGATATTTACGGTCCGCAGATTAACCTTCGATCCACCAGAGGAACAGCCGCTTCTCCTGTAGTCGTTGATAACGGCGATCAACTCGGTTCAATCGCTTTCTATGGATACGACGGAACAGACTCTAACCATCAGTTTGCTTCGATTGTGGCTTCAGTTGATGGGACACCTGGAAATAATGATTGCCCAGGCCGCCTAGTGTTCTCCACTACTGCGGATGGGGCGAGTTCTCCGACGGAGCGGATGAGGATTACAAATGGGGGAAATATTCGCATAGGATCCGCATTGGCATATGCCTCCGAGTTTTTTACTGTAAATAATGGTGGTACACTCGCATCAGAAATTACAGCTTTTGGCGGATCTGGCGGCGTCAATCATAAATTCTATTTCCATAATGGAGCGGCTGGAAATGCTGCTGGTACAGTCTATTGGACAAATGCTAACTCCACTACTGGAAGATCTATTAACGCAGGTGGAACAATCAACGCATCAGGCGCGGATTATGCCGAGTACATGGTAAAGGCTGGTGATTTTACCATTAATAAAGGTGATATATGTGGAGTTACATCTGACGGTTTACTAACTCTTATTTACCAAGAATCTGCTGGTTTCCTTGTTAAATCCACAAATCCTTCATATGTCGGAAATGATGGTTGGGGTGCCGGATATGAAGATGATACTGATGGCTTGGAATTAGTTCGTAAAACTGTTGATCGCATTGCCTTTGCTGGTCAGGTGCCAGTCAACGTCATGGGCGCAGTTCCTGGTCAGTACATTGTTCCTACTGAGGCTGCTGATGGTGGCATTGAAGGTGTTGCCAAGAATGAAGCTGACCTAACTCTTGCTGAGTACATGCGTGCCGTTGGTAAGGTTATTGCCATTGAAGATGACGGGCGTGCTCGCATCATCGTCAAAGTCGCTTAGTCCCCTTCACTACTGCTGATGGGTCGTCTTCTCCGTTGGAGCGGATGAGGATTAAGTCAGACGGTGCTATGACAAAGATCGAAACCTTAGAACAACGCCTAACTGATGCTGGTATCGCCTAGCGGCAACCCGCCCCGTGTTACAGCGGGGTTCTCAGGCTACACTAACCCTATTGCTTTTCTTTCATGGCAAACACCTATACCTGGAAGGTTGCTCAATGCGACCGCACCTTGGCTGATGGCGTAATCTCTACGCTCCATTACACCGTTACAGCCGTAACAGATGATGGCGTCTATTCGGCTGGTGCGTATGGCTCAATCGGTCTTGAAGCACCTGATCCTGAGACGATGATCCCTTATGACAGCGTAACTGAAGCGAACTGCATCGCTTGGGTACAAGCTGCCCTTGGTGGTGATGAAAAGGTCACTGAAATCCAAACTGCACTGGATAATCAACTGACTGAAAAGCGCACTCCAACCACAGGAGCCGGTGTTCCCTGGGCCTAATAAAACGCCCTGACCCAATGATGCCCAGCAAGCCTGGAGCGGAAGACCAAGAGGCAATAAGCATCAATGGCTAAACCCAAGCCCCTGAACGGCGCACAATTCGTTGTGAGCAAACCAAAAAAAACACGCCAAGGCAACGGTTTAAACAGCAAGTCTTCGCATGGTCGTAAAAACGGGAGGAAGTATCGCGGTCAAGGGAAAGGTTGATGGATTCCCGCACTTACGAAAATTGGAAAAAGGTAAAAGAAGCTCTAGAAAGTGCCGGGAAAACTGACTCCATGTTCTATCGACGAGCTGTGACAATATTGAATGGCAAGCCTGACCCGCTAAAGTGACGGGGAAGGAGCGCGTCAGCCGTGATTGAAATCTACGCCGCAATTTTAGGCGCGTCTCTTGGTATTGCAGGGATGAGCGTTTCTGGATTCACCAGACGCACCAGCGAAAGCCGTGAAGCGGTTATTCGCCTCACAGCAGGCGTTGAATCCAT